CATATTTGCGGCCATCCACCTAACCGATAAATATACACACATAGAAGAGAACATCATGGCAATAGCCAAGTCGACTCTATCCTTTATAACCAAGGAAGAGGGCGTCAGATACAAGGCGTACCAAGACAGCAAGGGGCTATGGACGATTGGCGTAGGTCACCTCATCAAGCCAAACGAGCAGCACCTAATGACAGAAACGCTGACCCAGGATGGTGTAGATAAGCTTCTAGAAAGCGATTTAAAGTGGTGTGACGAGGCTGTAGCCAACTCGGTAAGGGTACCCCTAACACAACCTCAATACGACGCCCTATACAGCCTCTGCTTCAACATAGGGGAAACTCAGTTTAAGAAGTCTACCGTAGTAAAGCGGCTCAATGCAAATGACTACACAGGAGCCGCTGACGCGATACTAATGTGGAACAAACCAGCGGTATTAGAGAATCGCCGCAAACGGGAAAGAGCGCTGTTTTTAGGGGCGATTTAGCCCATTTTAGCGTATTAGTAGATATAAGGGATTGATCACCCTATTAACAATTTAACTCGAGGAATTATCATGGAAGGCTTTAAATCACTACCTAAGATGCAACACTTCAAAGAAGGCGGCTCAGTTCAACGTGAAGTAAAAAACTTTACTAAACGCGACCGTAAAACGGTAGATGAAGCTGATACTGCTCTAGATAAAAAGATTGTTAAAAAAGCAATCGGTATGCACGATAAACAAGAGCATCCTGGTGAAAAGACTGATCTTTCCAAATTACGTAAGGGTGGCCGTGCTAAGAAAGACTGCGGAACCGTTAAAAAATACAAAGCTGGTGGCAACGTAACTAATGTATACGAAGCAAAGAAAAAATCTGGCGACAAAGATGCCATTAGAGCAGTAAAACAAATCACACCAACTAAAGCAACTGCAAAAAGTGCTCCCGTTGGCCAGCTTGCAAACACTACAGCTAAGTACAAAGCCGGTGGCAACATAGCAGAGCTCGGTAAAAAAGCTGGCGATAAAGACGCCACCATTCGTGTAAAAGCAACTGGTGACAAAAAAGCAGACGCAAAGATGTTTGCTGGCGGCGGATGTGCAAATGCACCATCAGCACCAGTAAACCAAAGCATGGGAACATTTAACAAAAAACGTGGTGGTAAGATTAAGAAAATGGCTGATGGCGGTATTATGGACGCCATTGGAAATGCTGGAACTGCGTTAAAAAATAACATAATGGGCACACCAGAGCAGAACCGTATTGCACAGGCTCGCATGGATATGATTGCCAAGAAAAAAGCCGCTGAACAAGCCGCTCTCTTAGGTGGTTTAGGTGGCCCAGCAGCGTTACAACAAGGTGCAATGGCTGGACAGGCACCAGCACCAGCTGCTATGCCAGCACCAGCAATGCCGACACCAGCAGCACCAGCGCCCGCTGGTATGCCAATGCAAAAACGTGGTGGTAAAGTTAAGAAATGCTAAGTAAATACCGTCCAACTCCCGCGCCAAAGATTCCGCCGTTTCCGAATCCAGCACCCCCATTGGAAAAAAAGGAGCCTAGTTAATCATGCCAATCAAATCAAAAGCACAACAAGGAGCTATGTATGCTGCAGCTGAAGGTAAAAGCACTCTGGGAATCCCTAAAAAGGTTGGCAAAGAATTTGTCAAGTCGGGTTTTGCAAGTAATAACCTCCCTAAAAAAGTAACTAAACGGGCTTCTGGCCGGGGTAGATAATATGAAAGACTTTAAACAAAATACCAAGATGGCTTGTGAAGGCAGTCATTATCAAGCCGGTGGTAAAGTTAAAAAGTATGCTGAAGGAAAAGGCGTAAGTGCTTTTGAGAGAGAACTTATGCAACCTTTTAATGAAAACCCCGGCTTTACAATTGGACCTAATAACACAGTAGTTAAAAACCCAAAATACAAACCAGAGCCAACCACTGACTTGATGGATCGTAACCCCAGCTTTACATTTGGGCCTAATGGCAAACTAGTTAAAAACCCAAACTACATACCAGAACCTGATCCACGTATGCTTAAAGATTTACCTACACGTAATTTTCCAGGTAAATATAAATCTGGCGGAAAAACAAAACGCGGAAATAAAAAATAATGGCTTATAGCGGAACCACTGGCAAGACAAAGATCAGTGTCGACCAGTTAATATCGTACGCGTTTCGTGATGCTGGTAAGACGGCAGAAGAAATGACGCCTGAGTATGCTGACGCAGGCAAACAGGCGTTGTTCTACAACCTGCAAAATCTGTCTAATATGGGTGTTAACCTATGGCTCTTGGAGAACCAGTTGTATGGAGCGTTAACAGCCCAGCAACAGATATATCTACCAAGCACAGTCATCGATGTACGTGAGTCTAACTGGGTCTACATCATCAACTCACAAGCGTCAGAGTATTTGCCCTTGGATAACCCATTGGCTCCTGCAGCATTTGAGTTAAATCTAAACTTAGTAGCTGAGTCTACAGTAGAAAAGAACTACTTAGGTTTGCAGTATCAACAAGCACAGCCTGTGTTCTACGTTGGCTTTAACGGCTTTAATGATACTGGTGGCACCACAACATACAACTTTGCGTATGAAGTTAGTGATGATGGTATTACTTGGGTATTATCAGAGCAGTTACCAGAGACAACGTTAAAAGATCGTGAATGGGCGTACTACAACATTGCCATTACACCAAATCACCTCTACTATCGTTTACGTGAGACAGTAGCACCCACATTCGCAGTTCGGCAGATTGTATTCTCAACTAGCCAACAGGTAATTCCATTGGCACGACTCAATCGTGACGACTACTGGAATCTACCAAACAAACAGTTCCCTTCCGTTCGTTCTTTACAGTACTGGTTTGATAGAACCATCGAGCCATCGATGTACCTATGGCCAGTACCAAACAATGACTTCCAAATGTTTCAGCTTATTGTTGAAAAGCAAATGGAAGATGTTGGCTCATTGACTAATGAGATTTATGTGCCAGATCGTTGGCTACCATCTATTCAAGCACAGCTTTCACATAAGTTGTCGATGCAGTTAACTGGTGTTGACATGGCTCGTATCCAGTATCTTGAGATGCAGGCTAACAAACTATTCTTAAATGCAAGCGAAGAAGACCGCGATAAGTCACCAATCTACTTCCAACCTAACATAAGTTACTACACAAGATGAGCTCCTCAGATTATATAATGACTTACAATAGCTTGGTTCAGCAGGTCCAAGACTATATGGAACGTGATGACCCTGGGTTTGTTGCACAAATTCCCAAATTAATTTCGTTGGCTGAATCTGCTATTGCAGCAGAATTAAAGACATTACTGCAATTGGTAGTTGTTGAAACAACATTGTCACAAAACCAAGACGTATTAAATAAGCCAACACGATGGAGAAAAACTATCTCCATGAAGATTAACGGTCAGCCACTAAAAATAAGATCGCAAGATTACGTGGCTCAATACCAGTATGAAAGTGATCCAGCTCAACCACTATACTACGCTGAGTATGACTACAGCAATTGGGCGTTTGCACCAAAACCAGATCAAGAGTACCCATTAGAAATCATTTATTATACTTTAGTAAACCCACTGGGTTTGGAAAACCAACAAAATTTATTTACAGCAGAATGTCCTCAGGCTATGTTATTTGGTACTTTGCTACAAGCGCAAGGGTATTTAAAGGCAATGGACAAGTTGCCTGTATGGAAAAGCTACTACACAGATTCGCTGGCGGCCTTGAAGAAAGAAGACAACAGCCGTCGCATTGACAGAAATACTACGATTCAGGAACCTTAAACATGCCGACTTACGTTTCTCCTTTTACCGGTACCGTTGTTACACCAACGGATGTAAGTTATTTATACATCTTACCAGAGTTTAGTTACTACTTATGGTGGCCCTCAAATGCACCACCAGATCAATACGTGTTGCCACGTATTTTAGATATTCAACCTATAGCTCCTGATCTTTATTTTAAATTACCACAGGGTAATCAAGGCACAAAAGGCGCAGATTGTTTAATCACCAACTTTGGTGAGTATGATATAACAATTTATAATTTTACTTTTGACGTATCATACATTATTAGTCCAGGTGATTCTGCATATCTTTATTTAGCTAATAATACTACTGAAGGCGGCTATTGGGAAAGAATTGATTTTGGGTCAACTACATCTGTAGCAGACGCACAATCTTTACGCGGTAATGGGTTAAGAGTACAAGCAGGGCTACTAACAGTTGCCCAAAATGTTTATGACATTATTGCAGATCCCGGGTTAAATAATACGGATAGTACAGCGCACGTTTATAATTGGATTGCTGGAAATGGAGAAATTCAATTACCTTCAGCGATAACTTTAGCAGACGGTTGGTTTATTGGATTTAGAAATAGCGGAACAGGGACGTTAACTTTTCAACCTCAAGGTTCTGATACAGTTAATGATCAAACTTCTTTAGCCGTCAATCCAGGGGAGTCAGGCTATTTAATTGTTGATAGCACTTTGGGCTACGTCACAGTTGGATTAGCTCCACCAAATAATGTATCGTTTACTGCGGCAACATATGATGTTGACAGTATTGTAGGTGATACACTTTCGTTAACTACTTTTGCACCAACCATCCAAACTTACGTAGCTTTATCTGGTACACGTACAACTACTTTACTAGTTGAATTTCCGCCAATTACTCAGTTATACGTGTTAAAAAATAATACAACTACTGGGTACAATATTGAGTTTAATGTTGCAGGAAGTTTATCGCCACCAGTTATAACAACTAATAATTCTATAACCTTGGTTGTAAGTGATGGTAACCAATTAGCAGTTATTTCACAATCAGTAATACCTGGTACTTTCTTAGCAGATAATGGTACTGCAGCTGCCCCATCGTATTCATTTACATCAAACGACACAACAGGAATGTATTTAGAAAACATTAATGTTCTAGGGCTATCCGCTAATGGTGTTGCTTTAGTGCACGTTGATAATTCTAATCCTTCGACTCCAAATGTTCGAGTTAACGGAACGCTTAAAGCTAGTTTAATTTCTGGTGGGACGTTCTAATGGCGGATGCGGCTCAAGCCAACTCCCAGCCACAGTACGGTCAAGTTTATACATTAGCTGTACAACCAGGCATTAAACGGGACGGCACAATATTTGAATCGCGTGAATTTAGCGATGGAGAATGGTGCCGTTTTCAACGTGGCACACCTAAAAAAATAGGTGGCTATCGTGAGATTTTTTCTGATTTTAATGGTATTACCCGTGGCATGATTATGAACGCCTACAATGGCGTCAACTACATATTTACAGGCAATCAGTATCACATTGATGTGTTTACCACTGGTACTACAATTAGTTTAGGTAGCGGCCCGTTTCAAGCAATTATTAATCAAGGTTATTCAGAACTAGCAATTACCGTAACTGGATCAGCTCAATTTACAGTCACACCAACCCCCGCAGTAGATTTAACCACGCTATTTAAACCTGGCGCAACTATTGCGTTTAGTCAAAATGCTACCATATTCTATACAGTAGATTCATCTAGCTTTTCAACACCGACTACCACAGTTGATTTAACTGCAACCATTGCAGATTCACCAACTAGTGTTTGGTCCTATGACTATAGCTACATTCCTGGAGATGCACGTAATCTATGGCAGTGGGATATGCAGTACTCACCACTGGGTGACGCATTAAACGTATTAGCTCACCCAGGATTAAATTTAGTTAACGTTGATAACGCGGTACCTACTCAAGTTTTAATCGGTGATTTATTACCGAATGTAGATTACCAATGGGTATTTAACGGTTTGGCAGATACTGGTGGTCAAAATCCAACGTATCAAGCAGTTGCTGTATCTGGCGGAGTTTGTGTGCTTTATCCTTACACTTTTGTGTATGGATCAAATGGGTATATTGCTAATAACAACGTATCTGCTGTTTACGGTGAACGGAGTATTGCTGATTGGAACGGTGCTACTGCCAACCAAGTTAACGTAGCTGCAGGTAAAATTGTTAAGGGCATGACAGTTCGCGGTGGTACTAACTCACCATCGGGGTTATTTTGGGCAACAGATAGTTTAATCCGTGTATCGTTTACAGGAGCAGCACCTCTGTACTGGCGTTACGATATTATATCTAACCAGACTTCTATCATGTCGTCTAGTTCAGTAGTTGAGATGGATGGTACATTCTTTTGGCTTGGTGTTGACCGCTTTTACTTGTATAACGGTAATGTCTCTGTACTGCCAAATGATAAAAACTTAAACTGGCTTTTTGACAATATTAATTTAGAGCAACGTCAAAAAGTATGGGCTACTAAAATACCACGATATAATGAGATTTGGTTTTTCTACCCCCGTGATACTGCTACAGAATGTACTGATGCCATTATCTATAATGTAAAAGATAAGATTTGGTATGACGCTGGATCAGCAATTGGTGCACAACGCTCTTGCGGATACACCACGGAAGTGTTTCCAACACCTATCTGGGCAGATTGGAACTATAATATTTATTACAGCACCGCTCAAACGGTCATTGATACTCCTGCCGAAGAACCTTCCGCGGGAGCCAATCAATTT